GTGATGCTTTCATAATTGTTGAAAACATTTGTTGTCAAGGTTCAGTTTTTTGCTACGTGTTTTATTTTCGTAGCAAGGGCCGTTTAAAAATGTATTCAGATCCAACTATTGACAAAGTAAATTTTAAACGAATCGGATCACGTTTGAAATACCGGCTGAAAGTTTGAGGAGGTACCGGATGTCAAATACAGTACATAATTATACAGAAACAGATTTAGGAAATATCTCCTTAAACCCACGAGGAGAATATGATGACTCAGCTGACTATGAATATCTTGACGCAGTTTCCTATCAGGGCGGCTCATACTTCTGCCTGGCAGAGCTGGAGACAACGATCACCGGAATTGCTCCTGATGCGGGACGCAATTCGGAACATTGGCAGATGATAGCTGCACCCGGAGATATGACACCGGAATACACTACTGCATATAACGATGTGATTAATAAAGCCGTACAGGTAGAAGCATCCAGAGCAGCAGTAGAGCTGGCACAACAGGAAATAGAAGCAGTCCAGACAGATGTACAACAGTTACATTCTGATACAGTCCAGGCGGCGCAGGAAGCGGAAAATAGTAAAAATAGCGCTGCGAATTCTGCTCAGAGTGCAGAACAGTCCAGAAAGACAGTATTTGAATCTGAGCAGAATATCAATGGACAGATTGCCGGCTTTGACAGTAGAGTGTCCGAAGCAGTTGAACAGTCGAAAGAAGAGATTAATACTACAAAACAACAGGCAATAAATACAATCACCAATCAGCAAACTACATCGGTCAATACCGTAAAGACTGAGGGAGAAAAGATCATAACCAGAGTGGGGAATGATGCTAAAACCGTTGCGGATGATAGAGCGACTGTAGAAGAAGCCACCCAAACTGTTTTGAATAATGCTCAGGAAGTAGCACAAAACACTCAGACTGTTGCCAGTAATACGGAAATGCTGCCGCATCAGCTGAAAGTGCAAAGACTTCTGCTGACAATGCGGCCCAATCTGCAAAAAGTGTAGTGGATGCATCAAAGCAGATCGAACAGAATAAAAAGGATGTTGCTTCACTGAAGGAAGATTTATCCAACAAAATTACAAAGTTCTATGCATCGAACCAGGGTGAAACTCATATTACTGATTCTGATAATGGAAAGATTCAAGATATGATGTTGTATGGAAAGAGCGAGCAGAACCAATACAAAGGGATAAATTTACTTCCTACTAGCATTAGTTATAACGAAATAATAGAAGCTTCGATTCCAAAAGGAACACACATTTTTTGGGCTACAGACGGTACACCTGCTCTTGGCGGTAATTTCAGGTTCCGTAATGAAGATAGTACTCAAGAGACATGGTTCGGAGTTGATGCTGGCAAGACTGCAATGACAAGCACGATAAATATTGATGCTAAATATATAGATTTCCTTATTCCCAAAGACCAATCAGTTAAAATATGTTTAGGCATTGGAGATGATCCAGTATATGAACCCTACACAGGCGGTCAGTCATCACCCTCTCCTGACTATCCGCAGGAGATTAAGAGCGTGGTGAAACCTACAGTTAAAGTAACAAATGAAGATGGATTAAAGGTTCAATCTGTTACGCTTAACAATATCACCCTTAACGCAATTCCAGTTTCAAGTGGTGGTAACGTCACAATCGACGGAAAGCAGTATATTGCGGATTACGTGGATGTGGAGAGGGGAAAGTATGTTCAGATGATACAGACAGACAAAGTTCAAAGCAACATAACGTGGAACATCCAGAAGCAACAAAAAGGGTATTCGCTTGGGTATACAGGTTTATACAAAAATGGTATATCAACAGATAAACCCGGAATGGGGAAGACATGGAAAAGCAATGTAGGAGATTCGTCGGATACATGGAGTAATGCTTTTTCGTTTGGACGAAGTACAGTATTCTGGATTGTCCCGTATGAGAATG